GGTCCGCTCGACAGCCCAGGCACTTACCGCACGGAACATCCTGCTCATCCAATACCCGGGGGGAACCCGGCCGAGCGGGCTTGCGGAGGATTGACACCCGCGAGGGGGAGTAGCATCCCACCGGATCACAGCCGAATACCGCCACGCATGGAAAGAGCGTCCATGCGATTCTTGGAGTGGACGCGCATGGCGCCACGGCGGAACTGCTTACGGGAAGAGCGTCGGGACATGCGCTTGCGCTTCACAGAAAGCTCCTTTTGTCACGGTTCAGGTCAAAACGTCTCAGCTGATATCATATATATATCGTGTCAAGCTCACCCATACAAGAAAAAAATCTTCGGGTCACTTCGACTCGCCGAGCCAAAGGCAAGGAGGCTTTTCGCGGTCGGAGTCCAGGTGCACGTGACGGTCATAGAGGCCGATGCGGCGGAAGCCGGCATTAATGGCGGCCTTGACCAAGAGGAGGCGTTCGCCGGAAGTGTGGACACGAACATCCACGGCACAGCCTTTGTTGTGGGAAGAGGTGTCGTTTTCGCGGGGCTCATTGGTGGACGTGAGAACCATGGGGAGGCCGTAGAGCTGACGGCAGCTATCCAGCTGGTGGAGGAAGACGTAGTCCATCAGATCGGGCCAGTAGAATTCGTCAGGCTTGAAGAAGCGGATATTCCTCCAACGGAGAGGAGTCATCTGGAGGAAGTCACGAGACTTCGAGGGAGAGGGAGTAGACATAGAGAAACCTCGCAGTTAAGTGTCGCGCGCGCGCAACGCACACGCGGTAAGAGACTGCTTCGGTGTCATTGGGCACATATAAGACAAGTAGGGAATGTGCCCAGGAGAAGAGGCCCGGAAACGGGCCTCAGACTGGCGCGGGGCTTCGCCCCTTGCCGGAAGGCCCTGGGACCCACCAGACAAGCTGGCGGGCCCCTGGGCCTTCTTAGAACGGATTCGGAAGCTCATCCGAGGGAGTGGGATCGAATTCATTCGGAAGAAGATCCAGCTTATCCAGCTGCTGAAGGATCTCCCGAAGGATCGCCGTTACCACCGGCCGGAGCAGGGCTTGCAGAAGGCGGGACCATACCGAGCCGTTCGAGATGAGGGCGGAGCGCATCTTGCTTGTCCTTGTCATGGGCGGTGTCGAGCCATACGGCTACATCATGATTGAAGAGCTCCCGCACCTTCGAGGGGAGCTTGAGGAACTGCTGTTCGGCCGCCTTCGCCTGGCGGAGCGCGTCGCCGAGATCGGTGAACTCCGAAACGTCCGCGTAGCGGAGCTCCACTTCCTTGAGGTGGTCCATGATGCCGACTTCGGCATACCGCCGGATGATCTGGCGGATGTCGGCCTGGCGGGCCTCGGATTGAACGGTGAGCGATTCGCCGTCATTGACGGTCTGAACGCGATGACGGGTGACGGGCATCGTTACCTCCTTTTGAGGAACATGGTGAGAATCCGAGGAAGGCCGCCCATCTTCTGGAGGATCTCCAAGTCGATGTTCGACAGACCAGCTAGCGCCTCGAGCTGACGGGCACTGGCTGCCGCCGAAAGCCCTTGATTTTCCAGCAGCTCGATCTGGGCCTCGATCTGTCGACGGAGGTTCGAGTCCCCGGTGAGATCGATGCGTAGGGAGCCATCCGACGTCCGATTAATGCCTTGAATCTGAGCCGTGGCACGAGCCATGGTCTCCGCGATCCGCGCGGAGCCAGCTTCAGCGTCCGTCTTCCTGATTTGCGAATCCAACAGCCTCAGCTGTTTCTGCGCCTGTTTGAACTGCATGGCGGACGAGATGGCCGGGGACACCACGTCGGACTGCGATGCCATGGAACCACCAGGAGAGGCAGCTGGTCCCTGAGAGTACGCCAACGCCGGATTGATCCCAGCGGCTTCCATATCCGCAACCGCGGCTTGCCATTGCGTGTTGCGCATGCGCTCCTGAAACGCGCGATTGCGGCGGGATTCGTTCTTCGCCGACTTGTTGCCCATGGCGCCGCCCAGAAGGGCGGCGCCACCGGCGATGATAGCAGGCCACATGCTAGAACCTCGCGGTGAGCGACGGCACCGAGAACACCGGCAGCGGCCGCGCGCACTTGTAGTCGAACCAGGCGTCAAGCATGAAGTCATGGGCCGTGTCGACGACCGTCACCCGGGACATGGGTGTCGCATCCTCAATAAACGTCTGATTGAGCGAGGGAAGCGACCCGAAGTCCTCCGACAGATGCCAGAAGTCGATGGAACCATCAGCATCCGAACGGAAAAGGCCGGAGAGGCGGGAATGAGCGAAACGGTACTCTGCCCAGCGCTCCTGATAGCCGAACACGGCGTCATCGGTGGCCGCGACATTGGAGACGTAGATCTCCTTGTTGAGGACCGCCTGCTCGCCGAGGTTGGCCAGCGCCGGCATGTAGAAATCGTACCGAGTCTGACGCGACCACATCCGGTCCAGACCCTTCTGGTAGGTCAGATCGCCACGGGCGCAGATCAGCCCGATGATGTAGCCATGCTCGACGAACGACTTCGCGAAACCATGGCCGGTGATCGTGCCGCGACCGATGCCGCGCAGCTCGCCCTGGTCTTCGGTGGCGGTCGCGGAGGTGTTGGCCACCTCGGACACGTTGATGTAGCTCTTGCCGCCGCCGAGGTATTCAGGGCGCTGTAGGCGGTAATCGGGCGCCGTCACCCCGAAGTGGGCCTTGAGGATTTCCGTGTACCGGGTACCCGAGCGGGCATCCGTCTCAAGGAGACGCTGGATGGCGACAGACTGCCTGAGCTCATTGATGGAGATTCCGCCGGATACGGTCGAAAGCTCCGCGTACAGCACAGACGAGGCAAGACCGGAGCTCGCCGAGATATCCACCTGGGCGGAATCCGAATCCAGCAACATATACCCGGGTCCGGACGCATCCGGATTAAGGTACACGGACGGTTGCTGACCAGACGACAGATCGGACCAGACTTCGGCCTGGCCGTAGAAGGGGATCGTGACGTCCTCGCCCTTCTGCAGATACGGGAGGCAGGACGTGAAGTAATCGTGTTTCTTGGCGCGCTTACGCACGCCGTAAAGCGCACTCGAATCCGGGCCGTTACCCTTCGACACAGTCAGCTCAGCAACGAGATTCTGATCCCGAAACCACTCATTGTAGATAAGGTTCAGCGCCCTGAACGGAAGCACATTCACGTCGGGCCCGTTGGTATGGCTCAGGCCGTCCGGCAGGCCCATATAGGACTGCAGGAGCGCAGCCGAGCCAGCCGCACCATCACTATCAGGCGTCGCGGACCCCGTTGCGAAAACGGGGATCGTGTAATCGGTATCCTGCGCCCCAGCAGCGTCATGCGCTCCCTGGAAGTATTCCCAGTTCTCCCAGACCAGACGATTCGGGACATAAAAGAAGAACGTCTCGAGCTCGATGTTGTCCATGATGGGAGCATCGAGAGGCGAGAAGATCCGGCAGAAACCGTTCATCTTCAGGGTGAAGGTGTCACCCGGGAGAACCTCGTCCACAAGGATCGGGATAAGGTACGACGCATCGAAAGTCGTTTTCAGACCGTGCGAGCGATTGAACTGAGAACGACCGATCCGCACCTGGGGCCGTTCACGGAAACTGTGTCCGGACGTACGCCGGACGTTGACCATGTCTGCCACTTAGTCCTCCTGCAGCTGGGGCCGGTTGAGGAAGGTGATCGCGACACCGAGGGAGCGCGGGTTTTCCGGAAGAAGCACGCCGGCCTCCGGATCGAACGAGCCGATGTGGAACAGCGTGTAGTCCTCCGGGAACGTGTTGAACTGATGGTCCTGCTTGTTCACCGCCTGACGGAAACCGCGGATGGCCATCTCGGTGGTGGGCATCACGAAGGGGTCAAGGTAGCGCGCTGCAGCGGAGTCGTAGACGGCGAAGATTTCGGATTTCATAGCTTGGTCTTTCCAGGCTTGAGGCTCAGTCGGGCCTCGTGGATTTTGCGCTTCGCTTCGAGCTTTTCCGGGGAGTCGTCCCGGTCGGGGTCCCAGCGATTCAGCTTCGCTTCATAAAGAGCCTCCAAATGAGGGAAACAGCCGCCTGGACACGTCTCGCGACCGTCTTTGTCCAGGTGTCGTTGTTCCGCCCACCGGTCGTAATACCGGGGCGGTTTCTGAGAATACCCGTTGACCACGACTTCATCACGCGGATAAACCTCGCGCCAATACTTCTCAATCCACCGCCGGCCGACGGCGGGCCGGCGGGACATGCGCGAGAACTCCGGGACCAGCTGGTGGAGCTCGCCGGTTTCAGGGTCATAGCGGAGGTAGTAATCCGGATCGTTCTGGGATTCCACCTTCTTCTGTACATAG